AATCTTTAACAATAAAGATTCTTTCTGCCGTAGCAGGCATAATAAAATTACGATTAGCCCCCAGGGATCCTGTTAAAACAAAAAATAGATTTTTACCGTTGGAAGTGGCTCCATCATTCAGGTCTAATGTGACATCGCCTGAAGCTACATCGACCGATAAATATCCACTCGAAGCCTGTTCTAAAATTTCTAGATTAGTATTGGTAACGGTTCCCCATAACCCAGCTTTTTCACCTGTGGTTACTTTTTCTAATTGTAAATTTGTCGTGTATGTTGAAGCCATAATTCTCCTATAAAGGGTCTATATTAGTCCAGGTTTGACTTGCATCTGGATCAATTACATTCCATGTTATCACATTCACATCAGCAGCGCCAGTAGAAACTGTTACGCCACTGCCATCAGGGGACACACTTCCACTGATGGTATAAGTAGGAGTTCCACTACTAACCGTCCCACATAAGCTACCTGTAACACTAACTGTAATACTAATATCGACTAGTGCCGTAGCTCCAAAAGTAGTCTCTGCAAATGCTGAAAGTCCTAACATATAAAATTCCTAAAAAAGAGAGTGTCCAGGGTAATTGGTGGAGTCTGGACACTCCCTTTTTACTAGTATCACTTTTGAAACCAATTAGGAAGTCCCAAATGAGGTCGTTTATCAAAAATGTTTTGCGCTGACCCTGAAGTTTTCTTATTGTTATAATGTAAAAATACTTGTGCGCAAGATTTGCCTTTAAATTTATTTCTCCAATGTTCTAATTCACATCCACTATAAACCAACATATCGCCTGGTTTTAAATCTACTTTTATACCCCTCTTCCCCACTTCGCCAGATGGCTCTATGTATAAATCCCATTTATCTCCCCCTAAATTCATTGTGGTTGATATTTCACAACTAAATCTATCTTTATGTCTTTTTAAAATATCTCCCTTTTTATAAAGTCTAACATAAGTATAAGCGGGTTGAAGTTTTAATCCTGTAGTTTTTTCCATAATTGGCTGACACTTCACCAGTAAAGTTTCCATAACGATGTCTGCATAACAGCCGTAGGTATGGGGTATTTGTCCATCTGCTGCTTCATAAAATCCTAATAATATTTCATAAGGAGAAATATATCTTTCTTTTAAACAAGTATCATAAACTTGTTTTTTCATTATAAAATAATTATGGATAAATCTGGCCAGCTCTTTTGAAATGGCTTCTCTAATAACTACATATTTATTTTTTTTAAACGACATTTCCACTCACTATTAATCTATTATTGCTTTTATTAACAGGAACTGCGTGCGGGAGAAAACCTGGAAAAATTAATAAAGTTCCTGGCGCAAATTTTATTTCAATTATTTCTTCAATATCAATTAAAGGATATCCTACACCATAAAAACAAATAGGAGATGAATCTTTATCACCTTCAATAAACCAAACAAAAGATTTTCCTTTCGGATGCCAAAAATGAGTGTGTAAATCATGGAAATGATTTTTCATATATTTTTGTACCCAGCAGTCATTTAATTTTAATGAGTGCTTTTTAAAAATCTTATCTAATTTAATATTAATTAAATTGTATAATTTTTCTTTTTCCATATGATTATAAAAATTATTATAATTCAAAGGATATTTATCTAATTTTATTTTTTTTATTTCCTTTTTTATTTGTTCATCTATTTTTACGAACTCTTCAATAACACTATATGTAAAAGAATGTTTAAACATCTTTTGCCGCCTCTTTAGGGATAGCCATTATGTTCCAATGGATAAATCTAAAAGGTTCTTTGCCATGATCAACGGCATATTCATGTTCCATATATCCTGGGAATATCATTAATGTTCCAGGCTTAGGTTTAAAACGAACTAATTCACTACCATGAAAGATACCTTTTAACTCAGGTTTCATTTTTAATTTAGTAGCTCTGGCTCCTGTTCTTGGTTCATGAAAAATAGGATAGGAAGTTTTATCTGAACATTTTAAAAAATAAAATCCTGATACATGCTGATTCCAATGCATATGTGCCGAATGATGACCTCCTCCTTTTTTAGAAAATTCTTGTACCCACATTTCAGAAAACAAGGTTGAATATTGTTTCATATCATAGCCATGGTGATCTAAAAATTCCCAAGACTTTCTTCCTACATAATTTCTAAAATCTAAAAAATCATTATCCTTTACTAGTGGCGTTGAGTGATGAGATGTTCCAAAATCTTTATTAGCTTTAATAGTTTTTTTATCTCTTTTTCTAGCCTCTTTAATATATTTATCACTAGCTTTGTTTAATGACTTAACAAACTCTGGTTTTTCTTCATGCCACAAGGGGGTTTTAAAATATTCGTTTATAAACATTACTTAAATGGATAGCCTAAATGCCATGTGACAAGTGAATATCTTACTCCTCTAGTTACGGGTTTAACTCTATGCCAAACAAAACTAGGAAAAACAATAACAGAACCTTTCGGTAATATTTCAGTTGCTTTCCTTAAATGTATAGCTTCATCTCTATGGGGAGGATCATATTGTCTAAAATCAAATTCTAGTTCTCCACCAGAATATTCCGAACCATCGGTGAGTTGACAAGTCATGGATAGTTTTCTAATTTTTCCATGAGCAGGATCCTTTTGGTCTTTTCTATCATAAGCTTTCTCCCAACTATCACAATGCCAGTCATAGTATTGATTCAATTTATACTTGGTAAATTGACAGGATTCGGATCTATCCCAGTTAAAATTCCAACCTGCTGATTTATTAGCTTGATAAACAAAAGGATGGATTTCTTTATAAATCCAAGTATCATTAAGCCAAACTAAATTGGAATCTCTTTTATATTTTAAATTTCTAATCTCCTCTTTGTTTAAAGGTTGTTTATCTAAATTTCTGCTTCTGCCATACCCTCCTGTAATTGCCATTGTTTCTTTTTTTTCTAAAGCATATTTAATAACTTCATCACAAAATCTAGGTGTTAATGCAGATTTAAAATACCAAAAATAATTAGTTAAATTCATAAGTAATAGTTAAAATAAAGTTAAGGGAATCTTTTTGATTGTTAGTGATATAATACATTTGTGTAGAGGGGAACATGATAAATTTATTGTTGGTTAAGGGCATATCCCAACTTCTTCCTGCTCTTCTATTGTCGTCATAGTGTATTCTAACACTGCAGTCTTTTACATTCACACCATATAACAAGGTGTAATCAGGAGAATTTCTTAAATCAACTGGATCTATATTAAACAACGGAACGGAAATTTCTTTAGGTTTATAAACATTGCCCCATGTTTCTTTAATTATTAATTGAAAATCATATTCCACATTAATATGTTCTCTTAAATAGGTATTGAGCGTATTCGATTCCCTTGAATAAGGAAATTTTTTATTATGAATGTATGATTTTAAAATGTCTGCTTGAAGTTTATTACGATCTATTTCAAACCCTTTCGGCATTGAAACATCTCCGTAATACAAAGCGATCTCAGATAATACTTTCTTGTCCATATCCACCATCTATGGTTTATCCCAGTTTTTTAGAATTGTCTAGGCAAACTTTTCTTTCTTATCCCAAGATTGATCAGATTCATTCCACTCATAATAATGAGTTGCTGCTTCTGCGCCTAAATCTGGAGCATCCCCACTAGGGGATTGCCATCTAGCTTCTACCGCATTTAAAACCCAACTAGCATAAGGTTTTTTACCTATGAAAATATCATTATCTTCATCATAGATCATTCCTACACTGGCGTAATTGCCTCTCACTGGAGTTTTACCATCTTTGTGTATGCCTCCAAAAGTATTGTAGGATGTTTGTTTCCATAAAGGCCAACTAAAGAGTTCTTCCAAAAAACTTCTCCCTACTTCCTCGTCTTCAGTACCATCACCATTAAGACAATCTTTGTCAGCTACAGCAACCACTGCAATAACTTTACTATTAAGTCCTAATTTTGCGAAATATGCCATATTAATTATTGGTATTGATACCTTATTATAACCACTCCTTTTCCGCCATTACCACCAGGTTGCTGACCAGGTGAGTCTGAAAACCCTCCGCCACCTGCACCACCAGTATTAGCAGTTCCAGCTACACCAGCGGCAGTTGAAATGCCTCCATGACCACCACCACCAGGGCCTCCACAGCCACCACTGGATGCACCATAACTGGTCTGTCCACCACCTCCACCACCAGCTCTTATTGTGGGAGATGCGTTAATTGAACTTGTTGCTCCAGCTCCACCAGGGCCTGAAGTACCACCACTTGCTGCTGTTCCAGCAGCTGTTGCTCCACCACCGCCACCTCCATTATAAGTGGGTGCAGCTCTTCCTGCACCACCAGGATTTCCTTGAGGTGGAGTTGTTGGAGGTGTATCTCCTGATCCTGCTGGTCCTGTTCCAGCTGTAGGATAAGCACCACCACCACCTGAACCTCCATCAGTAGTTGGATAAGGGGGTGATGTTTTGCCTTGAGTTCCTCCCCTTCCTCCTCCAGCTGAAGTAATTGTTGAAAAAGTTGAAACTGCTCCAGGTTCGCCACTTAAAGGAGAACCTGAACATATCCCACCACCTCCGCCAGCGCCAACAGCAATAGAATAAGGGGATGCTGTAAGGGTTAAAGATGAACAGGCTGCTGCTTTAGGAGAAGCAGCTGGTGCTGCTGGATCGCCAGGGTCTTTTCCTTCTCTGTATCCCCCAGCACCTCCTCCTCCACCATGATTTGCGCCTCCACCACCACCTCCAGCTACTACCACATAACTTGCCTCATTCTTACCTGGACATGTTGCTAAAGCTGAAACACAAAAAGTTGCAGCGGTGAGAAAAGTATGAATTTTGTAATTTCCAGACGTTGAAATACAACCGCCTGTTGCTGTAACATAACCTGTTCCTGTAACATTACTTGTTGAATCTTGAACACTAAGCCATCCTTGAGTAGAATCTACATAAACAAAAGTTACAGATTGTCCTTCTGTACTTAAAGTTGCATCAGCAGCAACGCTTCCAATTTTTTCTGAGCCATTAGGTGAAACCGTTACACTATTAGAGTCCCAAGTTCTGGCATAATCAGCCAGAGAAACAATTGAGCCTGCTACTCCTGCTGGTAAATTAACGGTTATGGCCCCTGATGTGGTATTAACAAAATATCCCGTCGCTGTTTCTGCTGTTACAGTACCAGTTTTAGGAGTTGTATCCCAATCTACCGTTCCAGTTCTGCCTTCCGCAAGAGCCGCAACGACTCCCGAGGCTCTATATGGGTTATTTCCTATAGATCCACTCATAAATTTTTATCTCCTATTATAATGTTTGATCTAAATAACTAATAACAACGTCAACATTTGCCGAACTTGCTGTTTGACCAGAAAGCACATCGGTCGCTTCAAGCACAATTCTTGTAGTGTGTTCAAAAGTTGCATTAGCAGCTAGAGCTTGATCAGAATAAATTTCATAATCGTTAGCACCAGCGTCATCTCGTATATATAAATCAAAAGTTTCTGCATTTCCTGCTGTTTCACACAGAGAAATGTTCAACACAGTATAAGTGTGTCCTGAAGCTACCGTAAGTAGATCCACTTCACCATCTGAAAGACCTGCATTTAATTTTACTTTTAATACTTCGCTTGCCATATTTTCCTCCTAATTAAAATCCCATTACCAATGCTTTGCCTGTAGAAGCCACAGATGGGTTCATTGAACCTTGAACATCTACTACTCCAGTTCCATTAGGTGCTAAAGTAAGTGCACCATTTGCCGCATCGGTTATTGTGAATGTTCCTGATGCTGTACCATTATTTGTACTTAAAATTAAATCTGTTGTACCGCCTGTCGTTACAGTCAAAGTTCCAGCACCACTTGAACGTATAGTTGCCGCTGCTG